AAATAGCATATCGTTGGTAAAGGCTACTAGTAAAAACTACTAGGTATCCCAAACCATCTAAATGACTACTATGCCTAAAAAAAGTGGAGCAATAATAATGAAAATAACATTAAACGAAGCAGAGCAGAAGTTAGCAAAATTCTTAGCCAGAAAGCGTTATGAAGATAACAGGGCTAAAGGCAATCCAGACGGTAAGGTAGGTGAACAGACTAATGAGCAAGTTGACCTTGAAGGTATCTCTGGTGAAATGGTTGTATGTAAGATGTTTAATGTATACCCAGACACAGAAACTAATTATGAAGAATTACCAAAGTATGATTTGAAAACGCCTAAAGGTAGTCGTGTAGATGTTAAAACTACAAGATACCCACATGGAAGAATGTTAGCCACCATGAAGAAAAAAGTTGAAGATTGTGATATTTATGTTTTGGTCGTTGGTGAGTTTCCATCATACAAAGCTTCTGGATGGTGCAATGCTAAAGAACTTTTAAAGACAGAGAATATAATTGATCTAGGCTATGGTGATGTTTATGCTTTAGATCAAAATAAGTTGAGGGCTTTCAAATGATGAATTTAAGGCCGCATCAAGAACGCGCTATTGATATGCTACGAACCTCGTTACGAAATGGTAACAAGCGACCAATACTAGCCGCGCCATGTTCGTTTGGTAAAACAATTACAGCAGCGTACTTACTTCAATCAGCAGCAGCTAAAGGCAAACGCAGTATCTTTATCTGTGACCGTATAAAATTAATTCAGCAGAGCCTAGAAGCGTTTAGTAGTGCTGGCATGAACTTTGGTGTTATCCAAGGTAATCACGAATTAACAAATTATGCCGCACCAATACAAATAGCCAGCACCCAGACACTAGCCAGAAGAAAGCGCATACCTGAGTTTGACTTAGCTATAGTTGATGAATGTCATACGCACTACGCTAGTTTAGGCAAGATCATGGATAGCTATAATAACGTGCCGTTCATTGGCTTATCTGCTACCCCATATTCTAAAGGTTTAGGTCAGCACTACGATGATCTTATTGTACCGATTACACCACGCGAGCTATTAGAGCAGGGCTATCTATGCCCTGTAGACTACTACGGTGGTCGAAAAGTGGCACTAAAAGGTATTAAAACAAAACAGCTATCTACTGGTGGCAGTGATTATGACCCTGCTAGTTTAGCAGCAGCTACAGAAGATGATACAGGTTTGGTAGGTGACATTGTACGGAACTGGCTTGAGCATGGTGAAAACGGGCAGACTATTGCTTTTGCACCAAGCATTAAACATAGCAAGCACTTGGTTGAGACATTTAATAACGCAGGCATTACAGCAGAACATATAGACGGATACATGGACGCAGACGAGCGAGACATTATTTATGCTGCCCACACTAGGGGCGAGTTTAAGATTCTGTCATGCAGCCGATTGTTAAACACTGGCTATGATGAACCTACCGTATCGTGCTTAATTGATTGCTTTCCAACCAAGTCATTGATTACTTTTGTTCAACGTGCAGGCCGTATTATGCGTACAGCAGAAGGTAAAGACAAAGCGATTTACCTAGACCATGCTGGCAATGTAGATCGTCATGGATTTGCAGAGGATATTATTCCAGAATCATTAGACGATGGTATTCAGAAGTTTAACGAAAAGAAGCTAGTTAAAAAGAAAAAAGAATCAAAGGTTAAAGAGTGTCCACAGTGTACACAACAGATGGTTGGATTACGCTGCAAATGCGGTTACGAAATACCACTGACTGAGCAGATAGAAACCACAGATGAAATTCTACAACGATTAACACCAGACCAAAGAAACAGAAAAGACACAAAGCAAGACAAAAGTGTTTTCTATTCAGAGCTATTGTTGTACACTCGTAGTAAGGGCTATAAGACTAGTTGGGCTAGTCATAAGTACCGTGAGCGATACGGTGTATGGCCTAACATGATTAAACCTCAGATGCTTTCCAATGGAATATCTGATGAAACAAGAAAATACATAACAAGTACCCAGATAAGGTACGCAAAACGGAGCAATGCAGCATGAACATACCATATATTGCAGAAGGATTAGGTTTAAAAAAGATGGGTGGTGAGTATAAAGGCCCATGCCCATGTTGTGGTGGTGATGATAGGTTCCACATCAAAGAAGGTAATGGTGGAGTTATGTTACTTCACTGTCGCTATTTATGTTCTTACGCCTCAATAATGCAAGACCTAAGAAATCGTGGCTTAGTTGAGAATGAGCCATTTGAACGCGTAGGGCCAACAAGCAGTCAACGCGCTACGATAGAAACAGACAAAGTTGTAATGATGATCTATGAAGCAGACAAGCGTGGTGGCAGGGAGCAATCACTGGCTGACTACCGTAGGTATAAACTAGCTAAAGAACGTCACACCGCAATGACTACCAGCCCATCTTATTAAAGAATTAATTACACTTTAATTGTTTATCTATACAATAAGGTGTTGCATAAGACACATGACTGTGTATAATTAGTTGTAGGTTAATAATAAAACGGAGCATAACATGAGTAAAATTGGAAATTACCTTGTAGGTAAAAATGAAGAAATTGATGATTACATGGTGTCAATCGGTGAGAAAAAATCAAATAATTACACGATTGATGAGGTGCAAGAAATGTCGAGCAGTCAGTATAGCGAATACTTTTACAGATGGATGGATGAAAATACTAACGATTAAGGAGTGTTTTATGAAAATTTTTACAATTAATAAGAAAACAGTTTTTGAAGAAAACCCAGAGTTAAGTCGAATAGCTACTGAATGGAATGATAAGTTTGAAATAACTAGGGCCATTAGAAAAGAAATATCTGACGCAGAAAATAAATTATCTATAGCACATAATGACTTTATTAAAATTAATAAAGAATGGGAACTTTACGAAAAACTAAATGGTAAGCGTAAATGATTAGCGCAGCCGTCATGTGTTTGGCTCTTAACCTATACTTTGAGGCTAGGAGCGAATCAATCGCAGGCCAGCTTATGGTTGGCTTTTCTACAATGAACAGAGTTGAAGATAGCAGATACCCTGATACAGTATGTGAAGTGGTAAAACAAGCCAGATACAATGCTTGGAGTGAAGACCCTATTAGACACCAGTGCCAATATAGCTGGTTTTGTGATGGAATGTCTGACAAGCCAAAAAATGAAAAGGCTATGTTAGAGGCTACTATATTAGCTCAACATATTTATTACAAGACGGTAACTGATATATCACAAGGAGCAACACACTATTTTGCAGATTGGATTGAACCGCCAAAATGGTCTGCTAATATGACATTAGTTAACCATATAGACCAACATTTATTCTATCGCTAGAGGTATAAAAAATGATCTGGAATTACAACCAGACTAAACTACTTAAAGATCAGTACGGTAAGTTGCCAGTAGCGGCCTTATCGTCACTGCTCAATAAGTCACCAAATGCTGTTCGTATAAAAGCAAATAAAATGGGTTTAAAGTCTACGCTGCAACACAAAGTAAAAATACCGTTAAACACAATTATTAATTTTAGAAGAAAAGGGTACAGCGCAAGAAAAATAGCTCGGCTTATAGGCTACACACATCATGGCGTATTATACGCTGAACGGAATCATTACATAAGAAGGGATAAAGGATGAGCATTGTATTTAAACCAAAACTAACTTTTAATTTTGCTAGCGGTAAGATGCAACCAAAAACTAAAACATTTTCCCGTCCAAACATTTATTGGAAAACTACTGAACTAACTAATCTGGTAGAATTACGCTCCATTGGATTGTCGTACAAAGACTGCGCTAAACTTCTAGGTAGGTCACAATCATCTTGTGTATCTGCCGCAGATGCTAATGATTTGCACTCTAGGATAGCCAAAAAACGCCAACAACTAATAAATCAGGCATTAAACAATGACTTTGAAACAAAAAATAGCGCAACAGCAGCAAATTAATCAATTAAAGATTGAAATGGAGGCTTATGATGATGCGGTTAAAGGTGGAAGTAAATTTAGCAAGTATTACAAAACTAAATCTGACGCAATTAAAGAAAAAATAGAATCTATTTCAACTTGATTCCAGATAGCTTGCCACTCATTAGCTTGGTGAGCAATCCACGCATACCGAATTTTACTATATACACACCCAATACTAGATATTGATACCAATCAGGCATAGCAGAAAATGATTCAAATGCTGCTGAAACTTCTGCTTGGTATCCAAGAAATGACGCTGCAATAGGAACCAGTAACAAAGCAATCATTATTTCATCTAAAAATGACTTATCCATTTGCTGCATTGCGACCAAATCAAGATTAAAGTCTTGTGTCTGACCATCATCAGCTAGCTTGTTAGCTGCTCTAGCACCTGCTGTTTTAACTTCTGCTTCTGCTTGTAAGCCTAAAATAGCTGCTGCTGACTTAGCCTTTGCAACTTGGTTCTTACCTTCTAAATATGTCTTACCAATACTTGCGATTGGATTTAAAAAACTTAGAAAACTCATTAGTAACTCCAGACAGTGGGCCGTGAATAACCACTGGCTTTAT